TTACGATTCTAATTCTTGTAGTAAGGTTAAATCTAAATCATCAAGGTCAAAATCTATGTTTAAATCTATGTCTATATCCATGTTTAAATCTATCTCCATATCCTCTAATTGGATATTCTCCAAATCAATCAAAAAATCTTCAATCATGTCATTCCCCCCTCACTTAAATCTCAACATTTCTCAACAAAACACCACAAACGCCTACTTATATGCTTCTAGCTCTCCGTTCTGGTGGATTCTCGCAAAGTTTAAGACGGCTATCTGTTTGTATCGGTGGTAGCTAGTGGAGCTAGTACCTGCCATCTCTACGCATTCACTCATTGTTTTCTTTCTCATGTAGCAATAATGGATAATAAAGTATTTTCTGGCTCGTTTGTTCTCTATGCTGTTGATGTCGTGGGCGAATATCTCCAACCCCTCACGGATTGCTTTTTCATGCTCACCGCTCAAATTCCACTGATCAGGTAAGACAAGTTCCCAAGCCTCTTCATCTATTGTAACTTGGTTTTCACTCCCTGCCATCCTCTGGAATCTCAGAAAGTAAGTCATCCGCTCTCTTACGTTCATCATCGTTTTAAACTTATCCAGCTCCATTAGTTCGCTCCTTCATGATATAATATTATTGAGATTATAGCTGAGGCGGAGCGCCTTGGCTTTTTTTGCTATTTCTCTATGTTCGCTCTAGCTTCAAATTCTTTCCCGTGAGAAAAAATGTACAATGACGGTGTGAAGCTCATAGAAGCGCGTGGGGAGGGAGATAGCCCCCATATCTCCTTATGGTTTGATAAGCAATTAAGGGATGTTTTTATTTCTCTTATTTCCTTGTCATTCTGCAAGCAATTAAGAAGGCTTATTGTCGTCCTTATCTGCTTGATAAATGATAGGGGGATATGGCCACTTTCTCGGCGTTCGCTCGGAGTTCAAGTATGTACACCCTTACCATTCTTCTGGTTCGCTAAACATAGATTCAGGAAAGCCACAAGCTGAAATCAAATACTGACAAGCACTATAATCTACCCAAAGCGCTCCATCTTCAGAATGGTGGAAATACTTGCCTGATAGCGCTCCAAGATATGCACCATTTTTATATATAGACACCCCACCTTTTCGGCTTGGTAACAGTCCAGTATATCCTCTACGCAGTCCATGCTTCAAAGCGTTGCTATTGCCATATTTTGGCTTTCTGTTGCCCCTGTTGCCTTTTGCTACTTGGTTGCCTGGTGAAAATCTCCCTCGGCTATCACGTTCCATATTGCATCCTTTCTACGGTGTTCGTTTGGTATTTTTTTGCCACTACTTCACAAAAACCTCACCTTTTCTAACCCTCGGTAAACCTCTCTACCTTGTGGTAACCTTGGGGCTTTTAAATACGCAACCTTGACAAAACCTTTACATTTTTTGCTCTTACCTCACCAAAACCTCACCATTGAAAAACTTCGATACCTTACCAAAACCTTACCGTTCTATGGTTCTAAAAAAGTAGCTATACCTTAGGGTAATCTTAGGGTTCTATCACTGAAAAAAAGCCCTATACCTTTGTAAAACCTTAGTATTTTGAAGTATGTGACCTTAGCCTAATCTTAGCCTATTTTTAATATTTTTAAATACACAACCTTGTACTAACCTTGTACTTTTTATATATGTAACCTCACCCTTACCTCACCCTTTTTTGGGAACGCTCTGCTTACTTAAACCCTTGATATATCTAGCTTTTTTAACATTCAAACCGTCTAATATGTAGTATTTGTTCGTTTTGTAAATTACACACTACTTCATATTGTCTCACAATCTCGAACCATTCAGCCAAAATCTATCCCCTTTTTCAATATACTTCAAAAACTTCTTATAGTGCTTATGATACCTGTCACGCTTCATATACCTTGGTCTTTCAGGGAAACCATCAAACATATATCCACCACGTCTAGGACTCCACCCTGGTTCTACCTTTCTGGCTTCTTTTAGTGCAAGCTCCCAGTAGTATTGGCAATCCGTTTTACTACGGTTCAGGGTACTCTTGTGGATATCTAGACAAATACCGCAACTAAAATATAAATACCGTTTATAAAGCAACCTGCACCGTCTCCCACAATCAGGGCAAAGAAAGAAATATCGATTACCTCCCTTAGTTCCTGCTATTCTGTCTAATTCAAATGACTCTCCACCAAAATCAATCATTAAACTATCCAAATCAATCTCTAAACGTTGACCGTCCAACTCGGCTATACCCTTAGATATTCCTCTCAGCTTCATTGGTTTAGTGATTGTTTCTATTGCTAACCGCTTCATTATTTCCCCCCTATATGGAAAAACCCAAAACTATTGACTTGATAGCAAAAAGGGGATTGCTCCCCTGTGTTTATTGACCAGAATAACCAGCAAGTCCTTTATATTCGCCCTCTACGTCCAACTTTTGGAGTAGGCTAATACTTTCATCGCCTAGCTTTTCCAACGTACCAAAAGCAGTCATAGAGTCCATAGGGATAGGCGTATCAGAAAGCAAGCGATCAGCATAGTCTAATAGTTCCAGCTCGTAGTCTGTGATCTTATTCAGCAAGCTCTCAAAGTCCTCTGACTCTTTGAGTTGAAGCACGCGCTCCCGTTTGTAACGTTCTTCAAATGCTTCAGCCTCTCCTGGTTGTTTGTGGTAGTCTTTAAAACTGTCACAAATACGCTTAAAGGTCTTGTTTAGCTTGTGATCTTCCACATACTCAGCTACTAGCGTGCCTTTATCCTTGTAGGTCAATGAGATTACAGGCTGGCAATATGTCCCAGTCATATATCCCAGTAGCGCGTGACCTGCTACTTGAGCGGTCGCCTGATCACAAAAATAGTAAGTGAAAGTAAATGTTTTTGCTTTATCCGAAAATGTTTTTAATGTCATGTTGTTTTTCCTCTTTCTGTTTTTAAGGGTGTCACTAGTAGTTACACCATTGCAAGGGGGTCGGTACTATCTACCCCATTTTGTTTAAATGTTTTAGTGTTTGTCAGGTACTGCTTTTAGTTCGTTAACCTTTCTTTTACATCCGTCATGTTGTTTACTCCTGTTCTTGTTTTAAGGTAAATTATGTAATATTTTTTAGATTTGTTACCTTCTTTAGTGATTTTGTTACCTTCTAGGTAACATAGTTCAGCCTTACTGCCACAAGGATTTAGACTACTTTGTTACCATGTTACCTTCTTTTGAAGTCATAGCCCTTATATATAAAAATACTATTTTTTTCCTATATAGAGAGTTAAAAACAAGGTAACAAGGTAACATTTTCCCCAAAAAGTCAGTAGTATCAAGGGTTTAACAACGTTACCTTCTTTCTAAACAAGGTAACAAGAAGGTAACATTTTGGGGTAAAAACGTAGATATACCAAGGGTTTAGGGCATAAAAAGAAGGTAACATTTTAGTCTTTAACGACAGCGTGATTAGTTTTGGCCAGTTTTGTTCTTTCAAACTCTAGCGGATCCAGTTTGCCATAATCTTCAACTTTGACCCTCGCTCTTTTAAGTTTGTAATGATTGGGTGTTAACTGTTGTAAGTGTCTTATCGTTTCTTTTCCTGCCCCGTAAACATTGGGCTTGGGTATTCCCATATCTTCAGCATAATGTTTAAGCGACCTAGTTAGTATAAAAACAGGTACTACGTCCAGCTCATGCCAACCTTTTTCCATGTATTCATGCTTAACCCATGAAAGCAAGTAGTCATTATCCTCCTGGTATTCTTCTAGGAGTCCTTTAACTGCTTTAGGTTCGATAAAGTGAGTAAATGGCTCTTGATTGATAGCTTTGTAAAGTGCGTACTCTAATACTTCATCATTGGCCAAAAATTCATTTTTTATCCAAGGTTTTTCCTTCTCCCCGTTAAAGTCAGCATTAAAAGGGACGATCATAATTCTACGATACCAGCCTTTTGTCTTGTTGCCACCATTGGGGATATAATTCCCTGAAAAGATATTGAATAACTTGAAAGTAGCTTCAAATGCTGGCCGACCTTTGGGATTGACTAGCACGGTGTCCCCACTAGTGATACTCATTAAATCAGACGGATTTTTTAAGTATTCGTTAGGCGCTTCGTCTCCAATATTACAAACTTTACCTACCAAGGTTTCTAAGTTATGCTTTTCAGCAAACTGTGCAGGTTTTAAGGCTGATATATTGCTTTCCCCTATCAGATTGATAAGGAAGCGCTGGAATGTCCCTTTACCATTGTTACCGTCCCCGTAGAAGATAGCAAACTTATTTCGGGTATGGTTAGGGTTAATAGCTTCAAGGATAATCTGCCAAAACAGTGTTACCAGTTCACTATCATTACAAGCGATTGAGTTTAACCAATCATCAAAAGTTTTGCCCTCTCTATCTGTTGGGACTCGTTTAGGCGCGTGGTAGGCCGTGCTTATCTTACTTGTAATTACATACTTAGGACTAAAGGGGAGTAGTTCCTTAGTTTCTAAGTTGATAATGCCGTTCTGTACGGGAATGAGGTTAGCACTTTCTAAAGGTTTTCGTATCTTTGCCAATGTTCTAACCATTAACTTAATCTGTGGCCACTCTCTGGGTTTAATTCTAACGTCAAAGGTCTTACACAAAAGATTGAATAGATCATTACTAGCGGTATAGATACCCTCGTCTAAATCATAGATATAGAGTAGGCTATAATCAGGTATATTGCTCTTGCTGATAAAAGTAAATGTGACAATCTCGCTCAGTATTTTAGCTACTGTGAATGTCTGAGGCATGGCAACCTTTTCGGTAACGTCCCCTGTGGTCTCATTTACCTTAGTTTCGGTATGTTCTGCCCGCCATTCTTCTCCAGCTTTAAAGATACGATTTTCAAGCTCCTTCATCGTTCTAGGAGGTTGTTCTTGCTCTCTGACCTCCAAGATTTCACTTTTTAGGTTTGCTAATTCTTCTAGTTCTATGGTTCTAACCTCTCTTTCTATATTCAGCCCGTGCTATACTGCTAAAAGTGCGGTCTAGCTCTTCAATAGGCAATGGTTCAACCGTCACGCTATTAGCTATCTTTGTCAGCTCGTAGGCGGTCTCTAGGTCGCAATCAACCCACTTATTAAAGAGTAAACCTACAAAGCGTGTCAGTGCCACGTTTCGCCCTCCCTCGTCTCCAAATCCGTTGAAAAGCGTGTCAATGATCCTCATAGTCATTGACCTCTGGGCACTTGCTCTAGGCTTGTAACGCTCCGTAGTTTCTTGCTTCGCTCTTGGTTCAACCTTAGGGACTGGATAATCTAGGCCATGCTCTACGATTTTTTGATAGTCTGCTGGGTTGCCTGTTGTTACTGGTAGCCCTTGGAGTTGTGACCATGTTAAACTGGCCATGTCAAAGGGTAGCCCAATCTTGTCCGCTATCTCCTTAACTACCTGCTTATAGGTTGCCTCATTCATCACATCATCAGGCTTCACTACAAGGCGAAAACGGGGCTTTTCTAAGCTATGTTTGATAGTCGGGTATAAGATATAGGAGTAGCCAAATAAAGCGCTAGAAACGGCCTTTATAAAGCCCTCAGACGTCCCCTGTATATCGTCATAATCAAGGAAAATCAAATCCCGATAGATTAGACTGGAGTTGTTTCGCTTGTAACTGCCATGCTTTTCTGGCGTCACTTTCCCACTGATACAGTAAGGCGCTTGTGTACGTTTAAATTCTTCAATGTTTGCCCCTTCAGGGACTACCAAAGGCTTAAAGCGTTCAATGTACTGGAACGGCTCAATTTTATCAAATGGATAGACAAGATTACTCTGAAAGCCTTTAGCCTCGTAAATTGCCATGCTCCACCCCCAGAAACTTCATCAAGTCAGAAATTCTATAATAGATTTTCCTAGTATCTTCTAGTGGGGGCTGGTATCGCTTTAGCCCTGCTTTTTCCCATTTTTGGAGTGTCATATATTTTATATCTAACTCGTCCATAACTTCCTGGGCTGAGATTAAACCTGTCAGTCGTGGTTTGACTGTATCACGCGCTTCCAGGTATCTTTCCACTACCTCCAGAATGCCATGCGCTAGGTCTTGCTCACTTTCTCGGCTTAGGCTAAACATATCCGCCCACCTCCTTCAAGGTTTCTTTGTAGCTTTCTAGGTCGCTGTTCATCAACACCGCTAGGCGCTTGCTCTCCTCCTGTACTTGGTTGTAAAAAGCCTTAGCGCCATCTAGTAGCTCGCCTTTATTCGCTGGGATAAAGTACCCACTAAAAACGCCATATCTAACCCCCACAATTGGGATGTTATGCTTGACTACTAGGCGCTTGATGATATCGCGCACTGTTCTTTCTGTTAGCTTGGTTGTCAGGCTGATTTCTGCCCCTGTTATGGAGTTCTCAGCCCCTACTTTAATTAGTCTTAATACTCGTTTGTCATTCTCTGATAGACTCATTCAGTTCCTCCTCTACTTTGCTTTTATTCAAAAAGGTTATTTGTCCGCTCGTTACCCCTTGCAAAATATCTTTTTGAGTTTCTATGATTGTATCAAGGGTTTTCAAAATAGCTGCCTTAGTCTCTAAATCCAACGTTTGTTTTGTCAACAAGCCCATAGTTACAGCTAACTTTGTTGCATTGTCCATACACGTAGCTAGAAAAATCTCTTTTGTAAAATAAGGTTCATCTGGTATTTTTTCACTATCAAGGTATATCTTCACTGTGTAACTCATTTCATCCCTCCGTAAACTCTTACCCCTGCAAGCTGGATATATCGCCCATAATCTGGGCTTAAACTCTCGCAGGGTGTTTCTATTGTCTGTTGGTTTTCTCGCTCAAATTGGGCGCTTTTTTTGCGGTCTCGGTGGTTTAAATAAAGCAGTAAGCCAATCAATACCACCATACAGATTACCGACTGTGTATTGGTCAAATCTAGTTCATTCATGTCATGCCCTCGCTTGATAACTCTTAATGTAGTCCACTTGTTTTCTATGCTCCATCTTCAGGTATTCGTCTACCTCCTCAGTACTTACCTTTCTATCTACAAAATCAGCAATAAACTGGAAGAGGTTCGGATTTCTCTCCTTGATTTCAGCCATTTGTTTATCAAATTCTGCTTGTGTCATGTTGTCTAGGTCTAGTGTCATTGCATTGCCTCCTAATCAATCATCATGCCACGGGTGTACTCAATCGAACTTGTCCATAAGTCCAAGATATTCTTTTTACCTTGTTTTTTCTTGGCAATATCAACTGCTAAAAGTTCCCATACATAATTTAATAATTGACTTTGATCCATAGGATAGCCATTCTCTTTGGTCAATTCTGCTAGGTAAGTGCTCAAAAAAAGAAATCCATCAAATCTAGAAACCAGTTTTATAAAATTAGAGTTACCCCAATAATTTCCATAAAATGAGCATTCTTTTTGCTCTAGTTCTCCTATTACTTCAGCAACTACTCTCTGTTTCATCCTTTCCGTCTGTTCCTTAAGTGTTTCCTGCTGTTCACGGTATTCTGTGCTAGTTAGTTCATTATAAACATCATCCAAGTCATTCAATACCCTGCTAATTTCTCTTTTAGCTAATGCAGTTTCAGCCCCTACAAGGCTTTCTTGTATTTCTTCTAAATTTGTTGAAATAGCTTCTAATTTATCTGCTATCATGTTTCTTACCTCTGTTTCTATGTTGTGTAATTGCCCCGATGGCTTTTTAATGTCGTTTCTTATACAGGATTGACACCACTCCAAACGCTGGGCGGTTGCCCCTAGTTGGCGAACGCTTGGAAGTGATGACCAGTTTAAAGAGTTGGTGCTCTCTATGGTCAAAATGCCCTAGATATGCTATAATCTAGTTATAAATCTTACTAAAACCTCTTTGATAATAGCTTGCCTGCTTTTTGTTAAATTCGTTTTAGTGTTAGTGTGAAAGGCTCTGCGGTGTGGTTATTGCTAAGCCTTTTTTGTTGCTCTCACGCGCTTCTTTGGCGTGTTTTTTTATTTCTGAATGCCATAGCTTTGATTTCCTGATAACTCATATTCAAGCCAATCATGGCTATTACCATATCCTCAAATGCCTGGTATTGCTCCAACTCCTCACTGGTCAAGCTATCGATGCCATTATAGCCCCCACGTTCTTCCCTTAACTGTTTAGCGTTCCTGTCGGTTACTGCTTTTAGTAGCAGGTTGTTCATGGTGCTATGCGCGTGCTTGGGTTTTGCCTCCCAGTTCTCAATACTGTCATGCAAGGTTTTTCTTTTTGGCTTTTCTAGCGCCCTCTGCATACGGAACTTAGAAAGTTCCTCACGCATTTCAAAGAATGCTTTGACCAGGTTCTTCTTAAACTCTTTTACGGGTTCTGTATTTCGTAAGTAAGTGATCAGCAAGGTTGCTTGTTGCTCATTCAAAATATAGTCCCGTACATTTTGCCCACTTTCTGAAGGTGAAATTTTAAATTGCACCTTTCCGAAACTTTCAAAGTCCTCTCGGTGCTTATTCAGCAAAATCTTCAAATGTCTGTGCTTAACTTCTGCACACTCCGCAACAATACTGCTCAGTGTATACGGCTCTTTCTTTCCGTCCATATAGACTAGTTCCATTGTGGTTCTACCTCCTGCATGAATCGGGTTAGCTTGCTTGTCAGACGGCTCTTCTCGTCCATATTTTGAGCCTCTGCAATGGCTTTGGCTAGTGTATCGATATAATACCGCTCTGCCTCTACCAACGTGTCAGGGGCTTTTATAGTTGTCTGTGGTTCTTCCACCAGTTCCCCAGCCATGTAATAGCCATTTAGTCGGATTTCTTTCAGAATGTGCTTGACCACTTTTTTAAACTCTTTTGCTAGTGGTTTGCGTGACTGCGATAAAACTTCATAGACTCCGAACTCTGTCAGCATATTCATTTCTCTTTTTTGACCTGCCCTAGATATTACATAGGTCAGCTTTTCATCATCATCTACCCGTTTTAGTAAATCCGTGGTGTTTTGGATTTCAATCATCTCAGCAACCTCTACCGCTACAAATAACGGATTTTGAATGTCTCCATAAACATCAAAGCGTTTAGATCCAAATCGTTGAGTTGTTACAACTTCCAAAACTTCCTTTTTGTTGTGTTGTTCTCCTTTTGGATAAAAGTTCCCAAAAAAATCACATAAATCTTTTTGCTGTGTTGTCATGTCTCGCTTAACCTCTCTGTATAACTTGTTTAGTCTTTTTCTGCTTTCCTTGTTGGGCTTATGCTTGCCCTGTGCCCACTTGCCAACCGTTCGGGGGTCTATACCTATCCGTTGGCCAATAGCTACCAAGTTCAAACCGTGAGTGGTTCGCATTTCATCGATGACCCTCGTGTAGTTCCTCTTCATTGCTTGCCTGCCTTTCGTCAATCCCCAGTGGTAAAGCACCACTTGAGAAATGTGTATATGTAAAATAGTATTGCGATTGGGTTACTCCTTCCTATTCTTCTGGTGTCAGTAGCTCATCTAAGGTTACACCCAGATAATCAGCAATTTTTAGCAAAGTTTCAGCTTCAGGGTTTTTGGTACGCTCGTAGTATAAAGCTGTGAGTGTGCTTTTTGATAGCCCTGTTTTTCTTGCAACATCTGCCACCTTCAAGCGTTTCTTTGCTAAAATAACACGCATATTATTTTTCAAATCTCTATCCTCCTTTTTTGAGTTTTGTTATATATTAGCGATATCGCTAACAAAAAACATATTACACTACTCTAAAACATTTGTCAATAGTCTGTTATATTTTTTTGTTGTTTGTTTTTTTTAACAATATCGGTTATAATTTAGCTACGGAGGAAACTTACAATGATTAAGACAAATTTCGCTGTACTAATGGCCGAAAGAGGTCTGAAGATAGCAGACGTTTATGAAGATACTGGTATTTCTAAAACCACTCTGATGGCTCTATCAGAAAATACTGGGAAAGGTGTTCAATTTGATACCGTTGATAAGTTATGTAATTACCTTGGAATAGAACTAAAAGATTTTTTTGTATATAGTCCTTATATCTGGAAGGTTTACAATAAAGATAACTATGAGTATAAAGAAGACGGGGATAATGTAATCGCTATTAACCTAAAATCTCCTCATAGTGAGAGGATTTATATCGCTAAATTATTCTTTTTCTCCCCTAAACATATTGATTCTCCAACTGATGACGATAGTATCAAACTGTGGGTACGCCTTTCACTAGATGAAGATAGCGGAAACTTTGGGTATAAGGAATTCTATAATTTTATTTCATCGTTACCCGTTGGATTTCAAACACATTTTTATAATGATGTAATTGAGGTGCTAAAAAATCACTATCTCAATTCTAAAACAGTGATTTCTGCATATAGGTATGATTTTCACCCCACAAAAGAGTATCTAACGGAAATTTCTCTAAATAAAAACGACAAGGTGATTATTTCATTTTTTGATGATTATGGAAGTTCACACGCACCTAAAGAAGTTCAAGTGGACAAAACTATCAAAATTGACTAACCCACACGCCACAATGTAAAACAATCCTGAAGCGCGTGGATTCTCGGGCTTCGTTCGAGCTTCAAGCTTATATAAGCCCCATATCTACTAATTTTATTGATGTCAACAAATGTCAACCACTTTCAATATTTTAGAAAGGATCTCATGAACGAATTACAATTCTTAATCTATACCGCTGATAACGATAGCGAGACAGCTAGTGTCATCATCAAAGGCGAAACTATCTGGGCTAGTCAGAAAGAAATGGCTAGACTTTTCGATGTCGGTGTTCCTGCAATTAGTAAACACCTAAAAAATATCTTTGAAGAGGGCGAATTAGAAGAAAAGGTGGTTGTTTCCAAAATGGAAATAACCACAAAACACGGTGCAATTGCTGATAAAACCCAAACTAAGGATGTCAGCTACTACAACCTTGACGCCATCATTTCAGTTGGTTACCGTGTCAATTCCCAAAAAGCTACGAGATTTAGACAGTGGGCTACTTCAGTACTTCGTGAGTACATGATAAAAGGTTTTGCCATGGATGACAACCGTCTGAAACAAGGCGAAAACTTGCTGGAAAAAGACTATTTCCGTGAGCTGTTGGAGCGCGTGCGTTCTATCCGAGCTAGTGAGCGTCGTATATGGTTGCAGATTACAGATATTTTTGCTGAAATCTCTATCGACTATGACCCACAAAGTACGTTGACTAAGCAATTCTATGCTGATGTACAGAATAAGTTTCATTATGCAATCACTGGCCAAACTGCTGCGGAAATTATCTACACGAAAGCTGACCATACAAAAGACAACATGGGACTTACAACATGGAAAAACTCCCCTAACGGTCGCATACTGCAAGCAGATACCCAAATAGCAAAGAATTACCTTTCAGAAACAGAAATCCGCTCCCTTGAAAGAGGAATATCTAGCTATTTTGATTATCTGGAAAGACAGATAGAACAGCGAAAAGCTCAGACAATGCAACAACTAGCCCAAAGCATTGACCGCTTTTTGACTTTCCAAGAATACGATATTTTAGAAGGTCATGGGAAAATCACTTCCAAGGTTGCGAAAGATAAAGCAAAAGCAGAATACCAACTATTCAACAAAACTCAAAAGATAAACTCGGACTTTGAAAAAACTTTAAAACAGCTAACTGACGATAAAAAACTTTAAATACAGGCCTGTTTACTATAAACAAGCCCATATTAGCCTCATATCCGCCTTGTTTCCAACTCTGGTATTTATTTACCGCCTGACTCTTTAAAATTGAATACAGGGCAAACTATGAAGCCCTAGCATGATATAAAACCTTTTTGATAATGGCTTGCCTGCTGATGTATTTTAGAAAGGTTTATCATCATGAAAATAACTGAAGTTATAAAAAAAGACGGTAGTAAAGTCTATCGTGCTAATGTATATCTAGGAGTTGACCAGGTAACAGGAAAGAAAGTCAAAACCAAGGTAACAGGTCGGACACAAAAGGAAGTTAAGCAGAAAGCCAATCAAGAAAAAATAGCTTTTCAAAAAGCAGGATCTACCAGACAAAAGGCTATTACCATAAAAAACTATCAAGAATTGGCAACTCTCTGGTGGGAAAGCTATAAGAATACAGTTAAGCCAAACACTAAAGGAAACGTTAGAGCGCTAATAGATAATCACATATTGCCTACTTTCGGGGAGTATAAGCTCGATAAGCTCACTACTCCACTTATTCAGTCAATTATCAATAAACTTGCTGATAAGGCTAATAGAGGGGAAGAGGGCGCTTTTCTACACTATGATATGATACACGCTTTAAATAAACGTATCTTACAGTATGGCGTAACCATGCAAGCGATACCGTCCAATCCTGCGCGTGATGTGGTTTTACCTCGTAACACTCAGAAAGCAAAGCGGAAAAAAGTAAAGCACTTTGATAATCAAGAGTTAAAAAAGTTTCTTGGTTATCTCGATAATTTAGATAGTTGTAAATATCGTTATTACTATGATGTAACGCTCTATAAGTTCCTACTGGCAACTGGTTGCCGTATCAATGAGGCTCTAGCGCTTAGCTGGTCTGATATAGACTTAGATAATGCCGTTGTGCATATTACCAAAACACTAAATCGGGATCTAGAAATCAATAGCCCAAAATCTAAGGCTAGTTATCGGGATATAGATATAGATCAAGCGACTGTTAGCATGCTAAAGCAGTACAAACTGCGCCAAACTAAAGAGGCTTGGAAGATAGGGCAACGTGAAAGTGTAGTATTTTCTGACTTCATTCATGAATATACTAGCATTGTAAAACTTAAAAAAAGATTACTAACACATTTTAAACGCGCTGATGTTCCGAATATAGGTTTTCATGGTTTCCGTCATACTCACGCTAGTTTACTGCTTAACTCTGGAATACCTTACAAGGAACTCCAACACCGTCTAGGTCACTCTCAAATCAGCATGACCATGGACACATATAGCCACCTCTCAAAAGAGAACGCAAAAAAAGCAGTATCATTCTACGAAACTGCACTAAAAGCACTATAG